AGGAGATGTTCCTGTTATCGGTGTAGCTAGAGTTGACGCTCCTATAACCGTAAGTATATTTGCAGGCGTATTTGGATATAAGACATTCGTTCTTAAGTACCTAAACTTATCATTCAGTGGATTAAATACAAAATCATCAGGGAATATCTTATTTGTCTGCAAAGACATTGTGCTAAACTCAGGAGGAAATCCGCCTGTTCCTACGTAGCCTGTCGTTACGTTATATCTTGATACCAATGGATTTGCAACTCCACTTGTAAACGTCACTAAATTTGATTGCAACGGAGACAAATATGCGCCATTGGTATATCTGTATTGTGTATGTATTTTTTGACCTGCTTCAGTATTGTTTCCAACCACAATCTCTACTATTGTTAACTCCTCAGGCACAGGACACTCTGCAGTTATCTGTAATACCAAATCACCTGAAGATGGTGTTATAGTTACAGTGGCCGTTTCAATAGATATCAAGTCTTTATAAAAAGTTATCTGACCATCAACTAATACAGGACCTGAGCTATAGGTATCCACACCATACTCTACAGACACCTCAAACTCATTGCCTGTATTACTTACAACGCTCCAGCTTATTGTTGTCTGACCGACAATAGCGCCCAAGTCAACACAATAAGAGAATGCTTCAGTAAGCGACAAGGTCTGCGTTGTGCCGCAAGCTAAACATTGAGGGTTAGTTGGTATAGGAGTATCATTTGTTGTAAGCACATACTCATTCATATAAGGATCAAAACCTCCTAACTTTTGAGTATTGAAAGAACTATTGAACATATCTCTAAACCAAGTCCTCATATTCTTTTCAGATATCACAGTCAACTGCTCATTTGAATATGAATCACCTAAAAGCTGAAGTACAGCGCCTCTCTTCACATCTGTAAAATATCTGTTTGCTCCCCATTGCACATAACTTTCAGGATTGAAGCTGATGCCATACTTTTCAGTTCTAGCAATCTGCGTACCCAATACCTCAGGGACTGAAGATATAGCTCCGCCTCCTGTTGAATCAGATAGCAAATTCTTGCCTGCCAACACATAAGATATCTTGTCTTCTTGCAAAACAAGCACATCAGTCTCTCTGCCATCCAATTTATATATCGGACCAAAAGATGTTTCTAAATTCTTATAGTCTAATAAGCCAAGATTAAACTCATTCAGCTTATTAACATTTGTCTCTGCATTATAAACACCACTATACGTTATGTCTGCAAATCTTTCTGCTTTTTTATATTCTTGAGCAGCAACTATATTTGTTCTCTCTCCTATACCAAACGACCTGCCTATTATAGAGTCTCTTATCTTAAAACTTTCCACGCCATTGCCAAAAGCAAAGCAATTGAAAAACTCAGTATTAACAATTCCGGGTATACCGCCTGCAATATCTTGGTCTTGCACATTACCCATATGATTACCATCGGCGTCTATTTCAAAAGATAAATTATTCTCAAAGAATACGTCAGGCAAAGCATCCGTTGGCTCCGTCTCAAATACCAATAAAGCTACTGCTCTATATACTTGAATAGAAGTTGTTAAGCAAAACTTTCTACTGCCCGGATACCCTGACCCTGTACAACTTTTACCTGTAGTCATAACAAGTATCAGTTGGTTTGTTGCCGGATCTCTGATGAATTGCATATGCGAATGACCTATATTAAAAGGTACAGTAGTTGGGTCTGTTCCTATGGTCGGATCAAATACAGGAGCGCCCCAATTCCCTGACCCCTGATCTAATGTAAGAGCTATATTGTCTCCTATAAACCAATCATAAAAATTGTTGTAATTAGAAGACGACACATAAGTTTTAGGAAATGCATATAACAACTCCTCGCAAGAACCACCTACACCTGCTCTATACCAATAAAAGTTTAGTATGATGCGGCTTCCTGCAGGTATATCAAAATCAATATATTGACCGGGATTGGCAGGGTCAGGCAAACTTAAATTGTAACTCATTCTTTTATAATAACCTCCTGATCCTGCGCAAATTTTTTCTGTTCCAAAATCAAGGAATGAATTATTTGGAACATCTATAGAAAATCCTGTAGGCTTCATTTTCATATATACCCCTGCAGGTACTGTACCTGCAGTAATAGGGGTTATGAAATTACTTGACTTGGCTTCTTTTTCCAATACAGTTGCGTATTGGCAATTTGTCAATGGACCATCTGTATCTGACTTTACAATATACCTATCACCTACCTGTACTTTTCTAGTATTCTCTCCTTCCAAAAGAAAGTAAGTATCACCTGTACCTTCTTCTGTAAAGAATAAATTTGAGTATATTATCTCGTAATTCTCAGCATCAGGCTTTATTACAAACTTGTATCTCTTAGCCCAAGATGGAGCTATTTGAGACGTAGGTATTGTTACTTGTATTGAGTTTTGGTTTGCAGAGTATCCGCAAGGAACGTGAACAGTATCGTTAAGATTACTTACCAATGCTGTTGATGACCTATTAAACTCATCCATATAAACTATACCTATCTGATAACCTCTATTGCTATGCAGACTCTTTGGATTTGATACTTTTGAAAATGAACTATCTGCAAAAGATATCTTATAATACTCATACCAAAATTGAGTAGGAGCATTTAAGTCATCTACAAATTGCATTGATATTACTTGAAATCCTATCTGATTGCTTGCAGGAGATGTTATTATCTTAATAGGCTCGTTTAATCCGTTTATGCCACTATTATACTTTGAAGCAGATATTAGATTTTGAATGCTACAATTTAATTGATCAGTAAAAGTAATGCCATTGCAAGACGTTTCAACGCCTATTATTGGGCTATAAACAGGCTTTATATTTAAAGCTGTTCCTACTGCTTCCTGAAAACTTATACTAGACGCTAAAGCAAAAACAGAAGCGTAGTCTTGAGTAATATAATAAGTAAACCCTACCTCTATATTTGAGTTGACTGCTGTTGGCGGCGATGGACTGCCTCCCCAAGAATCGTGATTTAACCTAAAGTTCAAGTTGATAGATGAGCCCTCTGTTAATGACACACCTGTTAAGTCTATATAAACAACGGAGTCGTTTATAGACACAGGGACATCTATATTGTAATTTCCTGCAGCTGTAGATGTATCTAAATTCTCTGAGCCAATAGGATTGGTTATTAAATCAGCAGAGTACTCTAGCATTATAGGATTGCCATTCTTATCAATCAAATCGTACCCATCTACATAGTTGCCATACATTAACCTATTACCCATAATCGTTTGAGCTTGAGCAATAAGAGGAACGTTATCGTATAGCCTTAATAATTCGTTTGACGACAATATTGTAAAAATCTTGCTATTGCTAAACACATAAGACTCAGGAGTATTGTCAGGATATCCTAATTGTTTTTTATCAAAATTGTCTATTACTTTTATTACGTTATTATTAGACTGCTTAAATAACAAATCAATACCTACAACCAATTCGCTTCCTGTATTGTATGTAACCTCAACTCCATTAAATGCATTAGTCATCCCTTCATTCAAGAAGCTATTGGGAGCAAAGCTAAAACTATTGGGAGCAAAAGCTATCTCTGACCATTGAGATGTTGCAGAATATTCCCCATCAATATATCTATACCTATAAGCAAATGATATAAACCTTTCAGACAAATAATTAGACTGCCCTCCTAAATTCAATAAAGACAAAGTAGGAGACTCTATAGGCGGTCTTTTAATAACAAGCAAAGACTCTGCTGTTATTTGGTCTATATCCGCAACAGGATTAGGGTATCTATTTGTTGTTGGATTAGTATTTATGAATCTAGGAGGATTATAATTGTCTGTAAAAAACAATAAGTTGTTTATGATATTTACTCCTGTAATCAAATAAAGGTCGTTGAAATTAAGAGTGGTATTTATACCACCTCCATCATCTATGCTAATAACGTGATACTTGAGTATGCCTGTAAATACATTGTATGAGACAATCATATCCAACTTGCCTGTAGCCCCAACAGGAAAGGCAGAGTCGTGAACAAACCAATATATAGTCTCATTTGCGCTATCCTCAATGGCTCCTATACATTTAGCCGCAATACTTAATTGCGTTCCATCAATGTATCTTAATTCTGTTAATGGAATATTTCCTTTAGTATTTTCTATGACACCAACTTCAGACTGCTCCGTTGAGCCCATCCTCACATTCATAGCATCTACATATTCTCCTTCAGGTAGTAAACGTTGGTCCACCACCTTATTCATTCTACCTGCTATAAAGTTCCTTGAAAATTTTGCCATACTATTTAATTACTTTGTCCATACCTCTTAGATTCATTAATAATCTTCCCGGATGGATATTACTGATTCTTATTTTAGCATTTCTTAAAAGAGACTGCTTATCTTTTCTCGCTCTGTTTATAACATACTCTTGAACACCAAACTTTGAGTTAAGTATCTCATATTTTATTGAAGCATAAATGTACTGCTCAAATAATTTGTTTACTGTTACCAAAGACTCATCCCCATTCTCCATACCATCAGATATGTATTCCAATATGCAACTCTCGTTAGACATGCTAGAATCAAAGTTGATTACACCTGCTTTCTTGTCAATGTTAAAAGTAGGATTAAAATTAGCTGTCTCTGTATTCAATCCGTAGTCAGCACCTATCCTATAGTCAAAATACCAATTGCCATCCACATTCCAACCCCACTGACCATTAAACTGATTGCCCTGATTTAAGTAAATGCTTTTCTTCAGCTTATTCAACCTATCGTAGTCTATTTCAGAGTTCTGAGGCTGCAATATATTTCCATTCTGATCAAACAAGATATTGCCTTTGTTATCCTGCAAATATGCATTTGATGAAAGCGTTTGGATATTCTCTGTCAGTGGTCTCAATAAGCCATTCTTGTAAAGCGATATCCTAACCCAATTTACAAAGTCAGATGGCAAAACAAATCTCAATGATTCAGCTACGGTGAGCTCCAATACTTTTATTTCTTTAAAAGCATCATAGTTAAGCTCTTGTATCGCTCTTTTTGCGTGGAACAATACTTTGTATCTTTCTTCGTTATTAACCAAAGAGTGATTACCAGTGTGCATCAACAAAAAGTTGGTCACAATATCTTGCAGGCTTACATATTGATAAGAGCCCCAATTTACATCTTGAGGCTGATTACCATTGTTGTCATAATATTCGTATTGTGATATATACGCCATATTCCAATTGTTTTATTATTGTTGCATACTGAACGTAGGCTGTTCGTGCTGCTGCTGAGCAGAACCAAATTGAGATACCTCAATCTCACGAATTACAATACCACAGTATTCTAAAATCTTTGTAACTAATTTATACTCATCTTCTGTAGGAAGTTCAAAATCCTGATAGTCAGCTTGCGACTGATTGAATACAGGCTCACCGCTAGCCAATGTGCTATATGTCCATTTCGGTACTTTTGGATATCTGAAGTAGTCGCATTTTATTGCACCATAGCCAACTATAGTATTAGGATAAACAGATATGGTTTCTCCAATAACCGTATAAGATGGATACAATAATGACGGAGCCGTTAATAATGAACTATTCAATAAAGATATGCTTGCGTTTGACGCTTTCTCTAATTCTGCATATTTCTTTGAAGAATATATAAAGTAATCCTCAAAAAATGCAGGATCAGTAAATATATTGTCATATAAATTAAGAGAGGTAGCACTGTTCACAGCCTCCACAACTGACGACTTAAACGTAATTGTATTTACAACTATATCTCCTGCACTTATACCACTTGCAACAAAGTCAGCAGCAGAGTCATTTAACTGAAATGCAACTGTGCTAGTGGTAAAGCCATCGGCTAACCTCTTAGTATATGCCGTAAGCTTATTTACCATATAAGCATTGTTGCCTGTAGTTGTAATTGAAGGGAAGTAAAAGTTGTTTATATCTGTTCCTGAAGCCGTTTGTTTTGGTATCAAAAAGTCGCTAACAAAAAAACTCTCTAATGTTTCCGCTAATGGCTTTTCTATATCCGCATATTCAGTGCCTGAAGTGCGCACATTCTCGGCATTTATAGTCTTGTTGTAATTGCTGAAATACTCTTCATACAACTCCATTTGAGCGTTCTGAGCCATCAAGTTAAAATCGGATGGAGATATGTATCCGTAGTTATTCTTATTAAGAATTGTAAGTACTGCATTTCTTACGGAATTTATCATGTCTTACTTTTTTACAAATATACAAAAAAAGAAGGCACTCTTTGTGCCTTCCTTTCATCATTCATCATTAATCAAAAATCAAATTATCCTAGAGTTGTCTCAAGCATTTTAAGAGCATCTATACCTTCCTCACTCTGCAAGTATCTTGCTGCCACATCGTAGTGGTCTTCGCCGAAAGGAACTGATGTCATCTTCTTTTTGTTGGTACTTGTATTATACCAAATCTCCTTGTTTCCGTTCTTTAAAATTAAAGATTTATTTTCAAAAAACGTACGAACCTTTGCTTGGAATTTAAGCTCCGGGTCGTTAAGGATATTTAAAAACTCTCTTGGCTCCGTCTTTGCAAAAATCAAGATGTCACGCTTAAGTTCAGCCGTAGTAACCAAAGATGGGTCTTTGCCAAACAATACTCTTGTAAGCATTTCAATCTGATCTATTGTAAGCTGACGAGCTTCAATAAGAGCATCTACTTCAATGTTTAATTCAGAAACCTCTGCTGAAGCTTCTTTCTCCTTGTCTACTTCAGTAAATACATTGCCATTCAAAGGGTGGTAATGTAAAAACATTTGCAATACAGGATTAGTTCTTGGGACTCTTAAGAATCCATCTTCAAAGATGATTGGCTCTAAAACAGCATTACCATCTTGCTCATCCTCAAATGGTGACTTTTGGTTTACTGCATATCTTAATGCTCTGTTGACGTTGTTCTTTTCGTCATACCACAT